ATTGCTGCAACTCCATAGCTTGCTCTTCAGGCAGACCAGCGTCAATTAGTATCTGTAGGGCCTGCCCTAGTTGACCCTCCCCGACACGTTCAATTATAGACTTCCAATCAGGGAAATTAACAGCCTCCAAGAGAGCTTGTCTATCAATAGCTCCCATCTCATATAATTTGACACTTTGTTCAGCCACCTGTAAACTGGTTTTTGGAGTAGTAGATCCGGATTCGACTACGTAACTAAACTTCCGGCCAGCAAAGTTTGTACCAATAAACTCTAACGGTTCATCAGCCACTTCCACATACTCCGAGGCTATACCGAAATTCTGGTACAGACCTATACACCACCTTGACCTGTTCTCCGCCAGCGTCTCAATGGCAGAGGTCTTCGATTGCATCAACTCTTGATTCCGTTCCTGTAATGACACAATGGCAGCGGCAGCGATTACACCCCTCGGGGCCTGGCCTCTGTCCGCGCTCTCAATAGCATATACCCTATCGAAGAAACCGACTATAACCTCAAGCACCTGGAAAAAGGTGGAAGGCAAATTCGGTATCTGCATAAACTCGATTCTGGCATTCGGGGATGTCGGCATCAGTATTAAACGGCCAGACTTTTTAAGCTGGTTTTCAATCATCTCCCTGGTGATACCACAATGCTTTTGGACTATGAGCGGTGGGCTCATTACGTTAATAACGTAATTAATGAGCCTGGCAATTATCTTGTTAATCTTAACGATCAAATCCCCCACTTGCTCAGCGGCGGCAAATCCCCATAGAGACACAAGATCCTTATAACTGTTAGCGTGATAAATCGGAAACCTGCCCCAAGGATGAGTAGCCTTGGCAATTTCAATATCCAGGGCCGGATTGATGTTAGGGTTCACACAGTCATCCAAAACAACGAAACCATCATGGTCACCGCCGCTTGTAGCAGCAATAGTTATCTTCCTTACTCCATCAGGATATACAGGAATCGTCTTCGTTATTTTCTCAATAATTACCCCACCAGCCTCGTCCAACTCAGGCATTCCGGTTTCAGGATTAATGACCGGATGCTCCTCGCTCACTTTGGTCTTCCTGTAATCCCTTACCCATACCTCTTTAACCAAACAACGTTCGAGTTTCTTATCTGTGGCTCCCTTGCTGTCTATGCCGGCCTTTGTCATAGGATCTTGATATTTGCCGGTAAGTGATACGTCAAGATTGGTACAACCTGTGCCCTTATATTCCTCTCTCACGGTCCCAAGTAGGTCATATGCTTCATCAGGGACTATATTCTTAACCTTAAACTCAGATTCTACCGCATCTACATATTTCAAATATGCAAAAGTGGCAAAAGGAATGTCGGTATCAATATCTTCATAGAACCCAGGAGCAGGGTAAAAAGTGTATGGGTCGCTTATAACAATACTTGGGCATTCCTGTTCTTTGTTCCAGCCAGGCTTCTCAAGCGTTATACCGTAAATCTCCATAGTACGAGCTGAAGCCCGGATCTTCTTTTGCTGATTGGTTTCCTTCCACCATTTTTTAAGTTTGGAATCCAGAATATCCTCTGCTCCGTCCTGATCTGTACCATCAAGGTCAACTACCTCGCCGACTGGCTCCCTGGCCGTGATGTTTGCTGTCCTCTCAATGTTGGAAAAATATAAATTTACAGGCGTTAGGCCAACCGACCGACCCCGTACCCCACCAATCGTTTTCCCACGATACAGGCTGTAATTAGCAAGAAGGTCGTCATGTTTTCCGAGCCTTTCGAGTTCTAACCGGGAGATTTCGAAGAGATTATTTGCAAAAGCCGCTACGTCTTTATCCCCCTTTGGTGGTAGATTAGAAAGGGACCATTCTTTATTTATGGCTGGCATGACTTATTTCCCCTTCTTTTTGCTAGAAAAAGAGGCCTCTTTTTCTATCTTTTTTATCATATCTTCCGGGGTAAATAATTCGGCCTCCGGCTCAAGCACTGGCTCATCCTGTAAGGTATGGGCTTCTTTAACTGGTGCATCAGTCTCTCGCCAAGCCAACTTAGACCGCTCCTCTGATATTTCAGTAACCTTCTTATCCGAAAAATCTGCAAAGTCTAGTTTGCCGGTTGTAGAAATATATCCACTACAGGCTGAGCAGAACATAAGGAAACGGGACGTTGACTTTACTGCCAAAGACCCATCGTAAGTAGGCCAATCCTTCTAAAGAGGAAGTAGCTTAAGCATATTCCCTGCCAAAGGTTTGTGACAAGTATAATCTTTTGTGGTTTCATATAACACTGCTCTGCATGTTTGGCACCTAACCTTAAAACCTTCTGATCTTATTGACATTATTTATCCTCCCGAGCAGAGCCAAAATTTTCAAGGAACTTATTTGTCTTCGTCAAAATATGCTCCTCAGCCTCATTGACAATATCATCAGGGAATAGAGCCATATCATCAGGGGTCTCTATACTAAAAACATCACCCTTGGGCGAGAAGGCGTCTGGAAGCAAATCCCCACTCATTGCTTTAGGTAAGATATAGGCTCCGATAAAAACCGATCCGATACCCATAAAATATCCTACCACCAAAAAAATAAACATTAAAGTTGATTCACTCATTCTCATCCTCCAATATACCTTTCGCATCTTCCCAAACAATCGGCTTATAGCTCTGTTCGACATAACCAAGATCAACGAGACATTTAAACATAGCGGTTGCTCCAGCATTACATGCTGCCATTACCATCGAATAAGCACAATCAAGATAATAAAAATCATCAAAACAAAACTACTTTCCATAATAATCACCATTAAGTAATTGTTCCCAGAATTCTTTAAATTCTGACGTTTTGTCTCTTAATGACTCCCGGTATAATTCCCAGAATGCTACTAATTTCTTAGAATTCATTTTCATCCTCCACTGTAAAGGCATTTTCTCCCCGGGCATCCATCCAGCGTACACGGTTAAGCAAAGAAAATACCAAGCCACCGACCGCAAAAACACAAGGATCATCCTTTTTAAATTCTCTTAATCTATTTTGTAGAATGTAGTTATGCCCAAAAAAGAAACTCTGGCTATCTTTTAAAAGTGTACTTCTTAGAGCTCGGACATAACTATCAAAAATCTTTTGAGCATAAAAATCGTCAGGAGGGCTTATCAGTATAGCAGCCCTCTCCCCTCCCACTACTGCAAGGGCCTCGTTGCATAGAGCGAGGGGGGTAAAGAATCGATCAGGGTCTCCGAGCCATACCCTAAGCAAATTCTTATGGACACCAAACCCATATTCCTTACGAAGTCTAACGCATTCCCTAAGTAATGTTGGTACATCTTTAGACTCAGCCTCATCAAGAAGTTGAAAGTTTGCGTTGAGGGGATTGGGTGGGTTAGTAATCGAATCGTTCGCCCGAACGACACCGACTATAGCAATATAGCCAGGCATGCCGTCTGTGCTGTCTGTTACCTCCGTGGGCCAGCCAAGGCAGGCATACAGATCATAATATAGTTGACCGGTCTCTATATTTTTAAACCAATAAGGCCTCTCGACCATCTCTACACCTGTTAATTTTGCATAGTCCGTACGGGCCTGTAAAAGATCGACAGCATAAGGATGGGTGATGAGCTGAACCTTATTCATATAAATATTATACTGTATCAGAAGGTTAAATCGCAATCAATCAACTCATTAAAACGAATCTTTCTTGATTATAATTCGTTTTCGTTTTTTTGTTGTATAATGTTTGCCTTCACCTGCCAAGCCGCTGTTTGGCCTAACCAGAGTGAAAGGCTTTGTATCCATCGGTTAATTTTTAGACCAACGTCTTTTCCGAAGGGGTTACCTCACGGTAAACAATTTCAAAAACATCTTTCGGCGACCACGAAACATAGCCATCAGGATATTTAACCAAGTATCCAGGCCTATCTTCTCTGTTTAACACATCCTCTCCTTTTTCAATTCTGAGGAAATTACACTCACTCAATGGGTACGCACTAATAATTTTGCTTCCAATGTACAGTTTTTCTACAGGCAGCATTTTATTTATTCTCCTTTCTTGGTAGTGGTGATTAACGTCTTAGCTGCCCTGCGGCGGTTTTTTGCCGTCAGAGTCAAGCGACTAGTTATGCACATAAATAGTTCACCGCTCTATTATTTAAAACCTCTTCTTTGTGGCATTCAGAACAAAGAAATTTTCCTGCTCTTTTTGACATTTCACAAATAGGATATGCTCGCCCTGTTTTTTTGTGACAAGTACAGCAAAAAACTTCTTTGTCTATCTTCTTATTTAAAATATTCATTGTTGGTTTCCTTTATATCCAAAAAGAAGCCACCCAGGACATGGAGTCCGCTGAGTGGCTATGGTAATTGTACACTAGGGCTTGGAATTCGCTGGATAACAGGCTATTTAAATAAAAGCTGAGGAATCTCCTGCTCCGTCATATAAACTGTATCACCGATCCTTAGACAATGAAGATTTTGGGGTATAACATATATTTTTAAACCGTTGGAGGTAAGCTCAGCAGTTACGCCGCCGATTGATAAATGGCCATTTCGCAAATACCATTCGAGATTAGTCCGTTCACCATTCGCAATTAATGTTACATACCCATGGCACCGGGGGGCGGGAGAAAAACTCGGAGAGCTGCTCGTAAAGTCCGACAAAACATAATCATCCCCGTCAAGGGTAATTGTGTACGAATTCCCAACTACATCACACTGATCCATGGCCACAACAACCGAGCTAACCGCCCACAGCGAAGCAAGGGTAATACATAAAACAATAAGAATAGACCGCATCTTTTTCATAAACTTTTTCTCCTATCTGTTAAGATTAATTAATTTACTATATTGTATAATACAATAAATACAGAGAATTGCAACTAATGGACTTTTTATCCTTCAGGGAAAGCCTGAAAATCACAACCCTCAAAGAAACCGCTCGCTCCAGCAAAAGTCATAGCTAATGCCATCAAATGATCAGGGCTCCTTGCGAGCAATTCCTTCATCCCTTTTGTAGGCATGACATCAACATAACCAGTATCAGTGTCATATGTAGGAACAAGCAATTCTTCAAGCAAATCCTCGTCCGGAGGTAACATCGCCCCAGGATCAGTCCTTAACCATTCCCTTACCCTCCATAAAAGCTCAACCCTCAATATCCTAAAATCGCCAGGCTCTGTTTTTATGGTAGGCTTCCAAGTTACCTTAATCCCAGTCGCAATTACTCCGTTCCCAAACTTTTGCATGTAAGGGGCCACTCCAGCCCCATATCCATTAGCGTCTACATTCGCACGGCTAATACCAGAATGAGCTTTGTACCATCGGATTGCAACATCACCCGTTTCAACGGTATCAACACCGCCCCAAGAATCAAAAGGAGTGAGATAGCCACCATACCTACCTACAGCAACATTTCTATCATCGCCCATCTCTGCGACATCAAGGCCCATAACCCCTGTAGCCCCAGCCGGAGGCGTCTCACCATACTTAGAAACGTACAAGTCATACCTGGTCCTGGCTGAGGATATCCATTCTTCAGATATAAGCTGGTTAGAACCTTGAGCCGGGTACTGACCTAAAACCATATAGCTAAAAGCAGGATTCTTGATTTTATATTCCCCCACTACTAAAGGAGG